AGAAGTCTGGAAGAATAACGTGACCACTCTCCGCTACGTCAAAAGAATGCGCTTCCATACGCTTTAAAAGCTCTTTGAGCTCAGGTGTTTTGAACTCAATAAAGTGAGGCGCTTTGTAAGACACTGTCTTCGGAATGACAGGTTCTCTACGTTTGAGTTTGAGCTTTTTCATGAACATTTGCTCAGCGACTTGGGAGTCAGACTTAGAACGTGCATCAAACCCGTACTCCTTGCTGATCTCAACGCGCAGTTGCAATTGACCCTGAAGCCTGTTGTAAAGCTCCGCGGTAGTGTCAAGGTCGTTGTGACAGTATTTCAAAATGACCTCAAAATCGTCATCTTTAATAATAGAGTCATGATGAAACGGCAAGTCTTGAATGACAGGCATATTCATACGAGCACCATATGTTTTTAAACTAACGAAGCTGGGCGCGACTTCAATCAAATCAATATGATCTACCATCGGTATCTTGAAGCCGAAAGACTTTTCAGCTTCCCACGGCATCAGGTTTTCCTGAATGATTTTATCTCCGAGCGCTTTCACCTCTTCAGTAGTCTTACCAGTCATGAAGTAACTAATAACAGGCATATCATAGCGATTTCCATTAAACGTGATGAAAGTGTTATTGGACTTCATGAGCTCTTTCAATCGATCACAAGCGCCTTCCTCATGACCCCAAATATGAAAGCGGTCACCAGTCTCAAGAATCAATCCACAAAGTAGGAAAAGATTCTTAAACACTTCAGTGTCGATAACGATTGTTTTCATCAGTCTTGATTAACGTAGCTTGAAGTAGCATCACCTTCAAAGAGCTCAAATTGCTTTTCATATTCAAGAGCAATAGTTTCAAACTCAATTATTTCAATTTTCTTTTCAATGAAATGAATCGCTTTGCGTAGATCTTCAATAGACTTGGACCTATCACCTTTTTTACCGAAACGAAAGATATACTTAGTTGCTGCGCCAAGGAGATAATCGCCTTCGAGATATTCATACACGAGATCCCAGTGTTGATGCTTATTACCTGTGTTGTAATGTGAACCGCCAATCTGATTTTTATTTGCTGACATTTTTTGCTTCCCTTCTCATGATCCATTGTTTAGTAGCCAACTGCCAATCTGACGCAATGATTCGATTAGCCCACTCAGACCCGTCGCTTATTTTGTTCCTACGGTTATAACTAACATGAGCCATAGGTTGGGCTACGAGAGTAAAGAAGTCATTCGCATATCCTTGCTTCTTGTATGGATCTTCACAAAACAACTCACACTCTGTTAAAAACGTTTCCCAATCACCATCATATAAGTCTCTAGGCTGGACTAAGTTTTGGCTGTAATAATCAAACCCTTCTTCACATGTCGGAGGAGACATCATTATTGGCAAGGCATCATATAGATTAGTATAAAGATGGAGGTTATTCGAAACTGTAAAATAACAACCAACAGGAACGTTAAGAGCTATCGCTACGAACTCCTGAATAATTGAGAAATGAACAGGGTTTGCCCCGCAATACCCCCACCAAAAATCATTAGACCGATTCGTAATCAACATGTCCAACTTGCCATTTACGATTGAAAACATAATAGAGGTATTGCACGCTTTGTCAAGAGTGCTCTTGTTGAAGTCGTCTGTGTCCCAAAGCTGAATGACCGCCTGACGGGAGTTAGGTGTGTACTTAAGATGATCTATCACTGCTTTCAGTTGATCAAACCCAAACTGATGACGAATGCGATGACCATAGGGCGCATTAAATCTCTCACCATCATCACTGAATTGACCGATATTTGAATTGAACTGCTCTAAGAACGCTACGTCGTCACGACCAGCCAGCATCCAGATACTTTCCATTAGATGAAAAATAGGGTTAGCGTCCCTTCGGTCGTAAAACAAAACGCGCTCACAAGGGTTAGTAATTTTAGTAAGAACAGGTTCTTCTATTCTGTAGGCTTCTCCATTCCTAGTTTGAGTCAAGACACCTGAAGTTTTGAATCTCCAAAGCGCTTCTACAAAAAGCTGATTAACGTTTATTGCGGCTATTTCCATTTAGAACTCCAACGTTGGTTTATAAACCTGCTTTGGTGTGCCTTCTCCGAACTTGACACGCAGGTACTTGTCAAACTCGCACATAACATTTTGAACATCATGAAGCGTTAAATCACTGAATTGATGATTTGAATCAACTATGGTTTCTCTAACTTCAATCAACTCCTTGGTAAATTGGTCTTTTTCAAATGAAGCCTTTAAATAACGCTCATGAAGTCTATTTAATCCCCGCTTGCTTCCTGGACCTTGGGGCGCGTAGGTATATAAATCTGTAGCGTTTATCAATTGACCCATGATGTATGTTAAGTCCGCAGTAACTTGACCAGCAATGAACGTTTTGATGCCGAAACATTCTGACAGAACATTCGTTGTTAGTTCAATTGAGTCTTGCTCAATAGCGCGTCTTACGTCATCGGCAATATCAACTAGAGGCGCGATGATATGATTAGTCATATTCTCAGACTTCGTTCCCTTGAGCCTTGTAGGGTAAACGACATATGCACTTGAAAACATTTTGATCTTTGAGCGTTTCAACTCTTCTAAACAACTAATGAAGTACGCGCCTTCAAACTCCTCAACACGATGAGGGATAGCATCTTTACCAAGAAGATATTTGAGAGTCGGTGGCCAATTGATCATTCGAGCGATCAATGCTTTGAACCAAACATCACCCACATTGTTCGTATAATAGTTTTTCAATAGCCAAGCCGTAACGCGGTCATCGCGCCTACGTACATTACAGAAACGATATTTACCAAGTATTATGTCATCAGTCAAGACTCTTAAGCCAGCTTCTTTACGCTTGCGAATGAGCTCTCGCTCGTTAGTGAATACAATCAGATCTTTAAAGAGCGCCATTTTCAGCTTTCTTGATAACTTCTAGTGTAGAGTTAAATGCGTCGGTGTGATCAATCGTGACGACTTTGACTCCACCCATTTCATAAAGGTTCTTGCACGCAGCATAAGTAGATTTGTGCGCACTGATCGTATTTTCAGGATTAAATGTTCGATCGTCGCCTCTCTCTTTTCTGCGTGCAAGAACTCTTTCAAGACAGACCTCAAGTGGCGTGTCTAACATTGCTGCTACATAAGCCTTTGTTGGCGCTAACATCTTCGTCGTGATAGCATTCGGACCAACCTTGCTCAGTAATAAACCTTCCAATAAAACGTGTCCTCTGATATGAGCAGCAAGAGCGCGTTCTGCGATCTCTTCTTGCGTATTGATACCATCAGTTCCACCGCAAGTATTCTCATACGAGCCGATGACGTAGAGCTTCTCGCTGATACCCTCGTTTGAGAGGTCAACTTCATAGCCCCAATGCTTCTTGCCGTTGGGATCAGGCAGAGGCTTAGTAGGGTAGTCCGTGAGGAACTTACGTGCTACGGTAGTCTTACCGCTTCCGCTAGTTCCTCTTAAACTAAGAATAACATTCATTCTTCTTTCTCCAATAAATACTCACCACGGAATGGCTTTCCTGTCTCAGCGAACATGCTCGCTTTGACCTTACGAGGAACAACCTCCTTTTCACATTCTTCACGAAGCCAGTCAGGTAAATTGTTAGCTCGTATCTCTTTGAATGGCTCAGTAAACTTTTCAAATCCACGGGAGTCATACCATCTGATTCTATCTAAGCCCATATCAGAATACACTCCTGGATATCGACGACTGAAAAACCCATTCTTGAACTGGCACAAGCAAGACTCAAGAGTAAACTTACTCGTGTCGGGGCTATACCCAAACTCTTGCGTGAACTCGCGTAAGAACTTATCCGCACGGTTTTCGAGCATAATACAGGTGTCTTCAAAATGAGGGTAGTTTCCGTCGTGTGAGTCAGGTTGGCGCTTATCAAATACGAGCTCGTCTCTCCCGATCAAAAAGAACATACCGTTACGATGCGAACGAGAACCACTGAAATCATTGAACATCAAATCCGTACAATCAGAACCATATCCGTTGATTTTAACATACTCAAGGTATGAGAACGATGAGAGCCTACCAAAACTTTTGATCTGAGTCGCGTTATTCCATAACTGCTCATACGTTTTATATGACCAGAGCTTTGCTTGGCTACCTGCTTCCTTGACTAACTCAGCGTAAGAGAACAAACCTGCGATGGTATCTTTCTTTTGCTTGTTACGATCAGTGTCAAAAGAGAGCGTAGTCCATGCGTCATTAAACTTAGCGTGTGCTTCGCGCCATTCAATATTGCTCTGAGGAATAGTCGGCATGAACTCAAGTATCTTCAACGAGGTGATCGGGTTCTGCGTATGACCATTGATAGTCGCGAACCAGAGTGAGTCCTCATCGCTCCAGCCGTAATACTTCTTAAGCTCCGGCATGTAAAGATAAACCAGTCCAGGATGAACTTTGAAAACGAGATTAAGATTGTAAAGAGACTTGAAATATCTCATTCTGTTTTCAGGTTTTCTGTAATCAACTACCATTTTTGAAGCCATAAAAATATCCCATAAAGAAACCCGTAACTAAACCAAAACCAAATATTACTGCAAAAATTATGGTTGTAATAATGTCCATACTAGCCTCCCAGATATTGAGTCATGTGATGCTTCCAGATCGGAACCCATTTAGCTGGATCTTTGCCGATCAAAAATGATACGCGAGTTGCGTAGTTCAAATGAAACTTACGAGCCATACAACCCCCAAATATAAATATTTCATTCCCCAAATTAATGCCCAGAAAAAGAACCCGAGCAACGCTACCCAGCCAATCACCTCATAGATAGAAGGTGAGTCAATATATCGGTTACGTTTCATTTAACTCTCCTTAAACCATCTTTTGCAGAACCTGCAGGGAAATTAGTAAACTGCGCTTGATTAGGCTTCACGTTCTCGAGCCGATAATAGAAGCTGTTAGCGTGATACGCACAAGC